TGCTACAGCAACTACTCAATTTGATGCTGATACTCAAGGGGTATTATATTTAACAGGATCTAATACTAGTAACTGGACTCTTAATGTAAGAGGATCTAGTTCCACTACCCTGGCTTCTAAACTAGCAGTTGGTGATTCAATGTCAATTATTTTTATTGCAACAAATGGTGCTACAGCATATTATCAAACAGCACTAACAATTGATGGTAATGCTCAAACAGTAAACTACTCAGGTGGCACAGCCCCTGCAGCAGGAAATGCATCTTCTAAAGACGCATACTCATTTACAATTTTTAAGACAGACGCAACACCTACCTACACCGTATTTGGTGCGGGACCAGTAAAGTACTCATAAGGAGACAAAATGCCATTAATGAACTTGGTTTCAGCAGGTGGAATTGGTAAGGCTACTGTAACTGGTACTACTGGTTCTCCAAGCGTTGATTCATCTACTCGTGCTGGCAAGACAATTTATAGATTTACTGGTTCAGGCTCTATTACTATAGGTTCTGGTGGCACAGCGGAAGTTTTAGTAGTTGGTGGCGGTGGTGGCGGTGGATGGAACCACGCTGGTGGTGGTGGTGCTGGTGGATATGTTTATGATGCTTCAGCAATTCTACCTTCAGGAACTTTAACTGTCACTGTTGGCGCAGGTGCTACTGGTAGTGCAGGTAGTGCAGGCTGGGATTTATTTTTAGGTAGATGCGGGACAACTTCTAAACTTGGAAATATTTTTGCATTTGGCGGCGGTGCAGGCGGAGGTAGTGTTGATGTAGGTTCAGGTGGAATTCTTTCTGGAGGTGCTATAGGTGGTTCTGGCGGTGGCGGAGGTCGCGGTAATGGTAATGGCGCTCCTGGTATTTCTGGTCAAGGAAATACTGGTGGAAACAATACTGGTGGTCTTACAGGCGGTGGCGGCGGCGGCGCAGGCGGTAATGGCAGCGGTGCAAACGGTGGAATAGGATTAGCAAATTCAATTACTGGAACATCATTATTTTATGCAGGCGGCGGAGGCGGTCGTGAAAATGGCACTGGAGGTTCTGGTGTTGGTGGAGTTGGCGGTGGTGCAACTGGAAGTCCTGGAAACGGAACAGCAAACCGAGGTGGCGGCGGCGGCGGCGACGGCGGAGGAAACATTACAACTGGTTCTGGCGGTTCAGGCGTAGTCATTGTGGTGATTGGATAATTATGGCACATTTTGCAAGAATAGAAAATAATATTGTTAGAGAAGTTATTGTAATTAATAACGAAGTACTAGAAAACAAAGCATTTCCAGAATCAGAACCAATCGGTATTGCATTCTGCAAATCACTTTATGGCGCTGATACAGAATGGCTACAAACCTCATATAACTCTACTTTCCGTGGAAAGTTTGCGGGATATGGAATGACCTATGATGCAATAATTAATGAATTTAAATATCCAACAATTGAGGAGGAAGTACCAGAGTAAAATCTGTTATAATACTATTATGGCAATAACATTCGATACATCAGGTAGACCAGCATACATGTTCAAAGGTGGGGCAACCTCATCCGATGGCGTATGGTATCCAGTAGGGGCTCAAATTGATACTACTGCAGCATATGAGTTTACTGGAGCGAATAGTTTTACCAATACCGTTTTATTTGACGATGCAGTTACTGCAACAAATGGCTGGAATAACTTTTTAAATCCCGCTGCTAGAGACGCAGCACTTGCTACACCAGTACGAGGAACAATTGCATTTGTTCGTCAAGATTCAGGTGGAGCAGCACTAAACCAAATTCAATATTATGATGGATCTGCTTGGGTAGGCAGTGGTGACATTTTTGGAGTTACCGCAGGAACTGGTCTTTCAGGTGGCGGTACAAGTGGAACAGTAACAGTATCAGTAGATGACACAATAGTAGCAACTACAAGCAATACTCTTACTATGACTAATAAGACTTTAACAGCACCAACACTAACTGGAACAGTAACTGCATCAGGAGATATTAATCTATCTGCAGCAGGTGGACCAGGAAGTGTAATAGACGAACTAACTTTGCTCCTTATGGACGCAATCTAAACGAGAGGTAGTAACTAATGGCTACAGTAACAAAGGCTCTTGCTAGAACAGCAGCAGCAACATCAAGCACGGTACTATACACAGTCCCCTCTGCAACTACAACAGTAGTAAGCAATATTGCAGTAACTAACACTGCAGGATCTGCTGGAACATTTACACTTGGTATGGGAACTGCTGGTTCAAATACATCACTTCATACAACAACAGCAATTGCCGCAAATGCAACGGTATACATTGATCTTAAGCAAGTACTAGTAGCAACTAATACTATTACTGGTCTTGCATCAGCAACTACAATTAACTTTCACATCTCAGGAGTGGAGATTTCGTAATGGGTTTACAACAAGTTCCTGCAGCAACAACAGGTATACAACTTAGAGATACTTACACCTCAAGTGGAACATTTACTATTTCACCTTCTGGTACTGCATCACAGCCAACACTTGCATACGTTATGTGTATGGGTGGTGGCGGTGGCGGAGGCGGAGGTAACAACAGAACACATTATTCAAATTATAATATGCAATACAGCGCTTGTGCTAACGGCTTTGGTGGCGGTGGGGCTGGTAATATAGCATTTGGACCCGTACTTATAACAAGCGGTCAATCAATTCCATTTACTATTGGAGCGGGTGGTTCTGGTGGCACTAACTATGGCGCATCAGGTCCTTCAGGTGGAACAACTAGTTGTGGTTCAATTTCTGCAACAGGTGGCGAGGGTGGTGGTACTGGTAGTGGTGGAAATGGTGGTTCAGGTGGTGGTTCACCTGGTAATGGTGGGTCGAATAGCACTAATAGTGGTCAAACTGCAGGAGGCGGAAGCAACGGAGCCGCTGGTGGGTCATCTGGTAGCGCTGGAGGAAATGCCTCTGCTGCGAGTCCTCAATGGGCTGGCAATAACAATAATTGCACTGGTGGCTCTGGACTTAATAGCACTGGTCCTTTTGGAATTTATGCATCAGGCGGTGGTGGCGGAGGTGGAAGTGGTAGGTCAGACTCAACTACTAGGCGCACAGGCGGCGCTGGTGGTACTGGTACATATGGTACTGGTGGCAATGGCGCTTCAGGTGGCGCTGCAACTGGAAATACTATTCAAGCCCCTTTAACCGATGCTACAAGCGCAACTGGTAATGGAGCAGGCGGCGGTGGCGGTGGCGGTGTTGGTGCTGGAAATACTTTTCAGGCTCAAAACACTTCTCCTTCAAATGCTACTCAAGTATACTCTGTTGGTGGAGCGGGTACTGGTGGAATGATTTTGGTGTTCTACTAATGTATGCAATGCTTGATTATGATAAAAAAACTGTTATTGCTTGTATTCCTCCAAGCGTTGATTTAACATTAACGGAAGTTAAAAAAGAAATTAATGGAAGAATTTTAATAGAGGTAACCTTAGAAAATGGTCCAGCATACATACCTGGTGAATATATAAATGAAAAATTTTATTCTACAAAGGAGTTAATCAATGGCTAATTATGCAGTCATCAAAGATGGCATTGTAAACAATATTATTGTGGCAGATACAAAAGAAATTGCCGAGACAGTTACAGGTTTAACTTGTATTGAATATACAGATGAAAATCCTGCTGTTATCGGTTGGACATATGATGGTGCAGAATTCACTGCTCCAGTAATTGAATAACAAACCTTAAAATATAAAACCCTCCAAGCCAAAAGCAAGGAGGGTATTTTTATTTAATTTTGTCCTACTTACATGGATATTTGTTGTACCATTCTTGATACCGTGCTCCATTTACGGAACTCCATGATGACCAGTCTTTTCCACCCTTAGTCATAAAGTGGGCTATTTGTGCATTAGTAACTGGGTTAAATAACTCAGCGTTTGAATCTAGTTCAAACTTTTCTCTGCGATCTGGACCTAACTCTCCTATCATGTTTATTTGAAACATGCCATAAGAACTATCTCCAGTTTTTGTGTTCCCGTTGAAAGCGTGAGGTCTGCCATTAGATTCTGCTTTAGCAATTGCACATGCAGATCGCAAAGCCTTATCTTTGAATCCTACCGCCTTTAAAAGGTCAACCAATTGCCCATCGCTTAAAGAGTGGGCATTTTCATACTTCTCTAACTTTTTAGCCGTAGAAACCAAAAAAACCCCTTTAGGGGGTTCTGCAACTTTTACGGTGGGTTCTATTAGAGTTTTAGTTTCAAGAGCATTAGCGGCATTTAAAAATGGTGCAAAAAGCCCAACCAACGCTATCAAACCTAACCATATCCCTTTGTTCTTATCTCTCATTGTAAACTACCTCCTAGAGCAAGATTGCTACCTTGCGGTAGCATTGTATTAATTGTAGCACGAATTTGGGTTAAAAAGCAAGTTTAGATAATATTTTTTTATTTTATTTTAAATGCCGTGCTTGAAAGTGGTATAATAATTATCTTATGGCTGAAACCGCAATCTACGATTTACCCTATCCAACAGACGCCTCACCAGTCGATGTTGCTGGAGATTTGCAAGCCTTAGCAGAGCGTATTGAAGCGGTATTACCAAGTCTAGGCTTACCATATTTTACTCATGAAGTTAGAAATAACAGTGGTGTAACTATTGCTAAAGGTGATCCAGTTTATGTTACGGGGTTTTCTACTAAAACTACCGTCGCAAAATCGGTAGCAACAGACATTACAACTTTCCCAGTAATAGGATTAGCAACAACATCAATTACAAACGGTAGTGATGGAGTTGTTATTGTTTCTGGTATTTTTAGTGATGTAAATACTTCTTCATATACCGCTGGAGATATACTATACGTAGGAACATCTGGAGGACTCACAGACACACAGCCAGCAGGTGGTTCAGGAGTTACAGGAGTAGTTTTAAAGGCTAATGCAACAACAGGTATTATACTTGTTACACCAGCAAAAAATAATGGCACCTGGGGTGCAGTTAAGGCAGGATTATAATGGCAACATATAGAGGTCAAGGCTCAGATTCATTTTCAATTGGTGCCCCACCACCAACAGTTCTATGGACGTTAGTTCGTGGAGACACAGCAGCATTTAGAGTTTATGTAACAGATGAAAACCGTGAACCATTAACAATTGACGACTGGACAATAGCAATGGATATTGCTAGACCTTCATCTAGTAATGCAGTAATTGTTTCACTAACTCCAGAATCAACAGTAGATGATGATGATGGAGAATTTACAGTTTCGCTTTCTTCAGGAGAGTCTGAAGACCTTGCAACAGGAGATATTTTTGATATTCAATTATCTGATGCCACCAGAACTTGGACGGTATGTAAAGGAACAATCACAGTAATTGAAGATGTAACCTCTGCTGAGAGTTAATCATGCCAGTAGAAAAGGTAACTACACTAGACAGAATTAAAGTTTCTGTTACCCCGAAACAATACTCAAAAGTAAACATTAGAACTATTGGAACAATTACTCCAGAGATTAAAGGTGTTTATCCTTTTCGTGTAAGGTTTAAAGATCTTGGATACCCTGGCATATCTGGCAATAATGCACCAGGTATTGGTTTGGCAATCATCGGTAGTACATTTCTTATTTTATGATATAATCACTTATATGGCTATCGTACCAATCACCACACTAAAAACAAAATTTGAGTCTGGAGACAGACCTACTGGACAAGATTTTGCAGATTTAATTGATACCACTTCATACCGTGCAGAAGCGCTTGGTGGAGATGGAAACAACTCATCAACCATAACTGGTATAGAGACAGCCACGGTATTTGACACAATTGATACAACTGTATGGAGAACCATAAAGTATCTTATTCAGGTTGCACACCCATCCACAAGTGTATACAAAAGCACAGAAATAAACATAGTTTTTGATGGAACAAATCAAAACATAACAGAGTTTGGCACGGTATCCAATACAGCAAATGCTATTGGAAATATCACTGCTAACTTAAATTCTGGTATAATAAGCATGACGGTAACACCATCACTAACGCCTATGACCATTAGGTACTACCGAACTGGTCTTAAGGCATAACCCCAAAGGAGAACCACAATGGCAACAGTAGAC